CGCTCACGTCATCACTCCTTGCGTTGCGCGGGTGGTGCGTGAAGAGGCATCCAGAATTTTGGCTGCGTTGCTGCTGCATTGAACAGCTTTCCATCGAAAGTTAGTCGCCATCCTGGCGCTTTCCAATGGACGATTGTGCATCCGCAAACTACATCTGGCGCGTCAACCAGAATGTCCGTGCCGTCCTTCGGCGCACTCGAAATCGGTCGCCACGCCACCGGCTCCGCCTCAGGATGCCGCGCTTCGGCTGCAAGCGCGCGTTGTTGCCAGTAGTCGATTGCGCCGTGCAGAGTACCGTCGCCTGCTGCTATTGCTTCGCGCATTGCTGGCGACATTTCATGCCGCGCGAGGATGGCGGACACAGCATTGGCGAATGCTTTTATTTCAGCAGATGCGCCGGGATTGGGCAGGTTATCAGCGCGAGCCGTCTTGACCTCAATCAGCCCGCGCAGATCGTCGTGTAAAGTGGTCATGGCTTTATGTCCCGCATGTTGTCACGCATCCTGTCCTTGTACTCAATCGGGCTGCGCCTTTTGATGCCGTGCTGTTCGCTACACGCCACGGCTACGCCAGCGATTTTGCGGATGTACTGTAACGCGCGGACGTCGCCGTTCGACTCACTCCACGCGATCTGCGCTTTGTGAATCAGTCCGTGCAGAATCGTTAACCACGCCCCGACCTCGTGCGGATGCTCGTCAATCGAACCCCACTTAAAGTCTTGAAACGCACGCTCGGTGTCTATCGCTTCGTATACTTGTTCACGCTTCATGGTGCCCCTTCTCCTCTGCTGCTGCGATGGCAGCGTCTATTTCGCTATCCAAATCGTCGCCATCTGGTTGGTACGAGTCGTAAGGCTCTTCGACGTTCGACACGGTAATCATGATCGTTGCATCGCTAGGGGCGTCGTCATTTCTTTCACGTAGCCACCGATACCTTGCCGCATCCGCCCGCAGCCTTTCGTTGTCGGTGCGGATGGCGTCTATATACTGATGGTAGGTCTGGTGCGTCTTTGCCAGGTCGTCAAGTAAACGCGGATACGCAGCGACGAGAGCGGCGCGCATGCACTCGCGTGCTTCTTTACCTTTACCCCATAGCACGCTGTACTCAACGCACGCTGCTTTCACAACCTCATCCGAAAGCCCGTTAGCTGTGACGGGCGGCACATCCAATCTATCCGGCAAGCCCGCACTGGCTACGGGGTTTGGGCTCGCAGCGATGATGCTGCTATTGCCTTCTTCCTGCGTATACGTGTCCAATACTGTATGTAGTTGTTGGCATCCGAGCGCAGCTTTTTCCTTGTCGTCGTTGCTCAAGATAACCCGCATTCCTCTATAGTGGATTGCCGGTTCCAAAGCACTGCAAACAAATTGGGCTCCGGTTAAAAGAGACGCGATCTTTCCTTCGAGAATAACGAGCTTGCTCTCACCACCATCCTTCGCAGCCTCGTGCTCGCGCAGGGCTTCTCTGGCGGCATTGATAGCGTAATACATCGTCTGACCGTCAAGATGATACTCAACGTCGTCGCCACAAATGTCTTTCTGCCTGCTGTCCTTACGTAGCGCAGATTCAATCTTACGCAGCGCCTCGGCCAGCTTGTTGTCGGTTGGGGTGGTCATGGGCGTTTTACCGTGTCTCCAATGGATTGATACATTTCCGTCGGCAGTACGCCGAACATCGTTAGCACTTTTGCCGGAGCGTTTCTGTTACCGCGAAGAAAGTCAGACAAGTAGCTAGCGGAAACACCGATCTTTTTTGCGAATTCCTTTTGTGAGCCTGTGCGCGCAATCGCTGCACGTACAAGCACTAAAAGATCATCGCGAGTAATCAGCTCATGTGCGCTCATCACTTCTCTCCTTTCAACCACTCAGCGAGGATTTCGGCGGCGCGGCGTTCAATATTCGGGGGTTGGTACTCATGTAACGCCTGCTGATACGCATGTGCGGCGAGACAATCTTGCGCAACAGCATTGCCGCGATTGCGTATTGCCCAAGCCTTCGCATACAGAAATTCCGTCTTTAGCTCAATCACTGCGGCTCCTTATGCTGCTCAAGTTCGGCGGCGCGCGCATGAATCCATCGGCACGCAATAGCCGGCGCTTCTCGGATACCAGTACAATCTCGCTCAAATTGTTCAATGGCTTTCGCCAAGCACCTTAACCGCCTGCGGTCTGCTGCGGCTTGGGTGAGCATGTGCGAAAGCGTGAATGATTGGTGTTCCCAATCTCGTGCCGCACTTAGCAACTGCTGCTCGGTGAATTGTGTGGTCATGTGATTTCGCCGATAATCTCGCGCCTGAGTGCGCCATATTTCTCATCGTCGCCGATCACTTCACCGATCAGCGCGACGAGCCATCCGCGTTCGCCTCGCCATTTCGGCGGAATCATTGTGGCGTGCAGCGCGCCTTTAGTACACAAGCGCAGCGGACCTTCGATCGTCTGCACATCACCCGGTTTGACAGGATTGCCGGTCCCGCCATTTGCAGGGCAGCCTTGTGCATCCGAGCGCCAGTACGCGATCTTCGCGCCTGACTGCACGAGTGCGGCAAAACGTGCTTGCTGGGCTTTCGGCAACTTGGCCGCAAATGATTTAATAGCTTTCTGCCAAAGTTCGCCGTCACCGTAACAGTAACCGTCACCGTCACCGGAACCGTCACCGTAACCGGAACCGGAACCGGAACCGTCACCGTAACCGGAACCGTCACCGTAACCGGAACCGGAACCGGAACCGTAACCGTAACCGTAACCGTAACCGTAACCGGAACCGTAACCGTCACCGTAACCGTAACCGGAACCGTCACCGTAACCGGAACCGTCACCGTAACCGGAACCGGAACCGTAACCGTAACCGTCACCGTAACCGTCACCGTAACCGGAACCGGAACCGTAACCGTAACCGTCACCGTAACCGTAAAGCAAAGCGACGGCCGCAAGAGTGCCTTTTAGAATTTGCATGGCGCTGCCACCCATGCGCGTTCGGCATCTGGCGTCACTTCGACGACACAGGTTACCTTGCGCAGTTCCATGTCGGCTTCCGGCCCGACTTTCGTATCTTTGTTCGGCCCTTGCTGCGCAAGTCCGACAAACCCGCCGAGTTCTTTCGGCCAAAAGATACAGCAGCGCGCGCGGCGCAAGAAAACCGTATCGCCGCTCGTGTCTTTGGCGTATCCGAAAAACACACCTTTGTACTCGGTGCAAATCAAAACCGGACGTTCTTTCTTCGTAGTCACTCTAGCGTCTCCGTTGTGTGATTGATCGCGTGTTTTGTACGCATGCGAGAATCGCGTGGGTTGCAGTACTGGAGTACTCGTTGGATTCAGTGCTCTCTCAACCTGTAGAACTTCTCTCGCTTCGTCCTGTGATGCCGGCATTGCGAGATATGCCGGATCCGGTAGGCGCTGAGCTGGCCAACTTTCACCAACTCAGCAATCCGGATTTGTACAATGTGGCGGGCGACCCCAATGCGTTCTGCGATGTCGTGAGTGAAGTGCGCGCCGCACTGAATAGCCGACAGGATCGCGGTGTATTGGCTCACGAGCGACACCAAGCAATCACGAGCAGCGCGTCGAAGAACCCGACGATCCAGAACACAGCCAGCCAGAAAAGCTCTGAGCTAGTGACTTTCACGGCATCAGTTCTCCGTCCTCACCTTCAGGCTCGCTGCCCAGCGGCGTCTCCGGCTCTGCCTTGGGCTGTTCTCCCACAACTGCGGCCAGGCGGCGGGGACGCTTTGGAGCCTCAACAGGCTGTGTGACAGCAACCGTCACAGGCTCGGGCTCGAAGTCATTCAACGCATCGTCGGCCCGGATGACGTTGGCGAGTGGCGCATCGCTGTCTTCGGTGTTCATCTCCAGTCGCTTGCTGTGACGCCGGATGACGGTCTTCTTGCACATCTCGTCATAGTCAGTCACCCACGGCCCAGTATCTTTGGCGCGACTGCGCGACCGCACGGCCTCGATTTCCTCGACCGACATGATTTCGCGCGACACCTCGCCACCCTTCAGTTTCACGATGGAATAGGCGGCGATGGTTTTGCCGCGGTTTTTGAGCGACGGCTTGTGCGTCAGCTTTTCCTGGTCGCCGAGTTCGTAGTCGAAGACATCGCCATCTTTGACGACGTGAACCGACCAGTTCGCGATGGTGCCGCTGTTGCGCACCTTCTTCATAATGCCGGAAACCATCGGCATGTACTGGACGTGCAACTCGTATTTCGGTGCCTGCTTGCTGCCGACGTTGGCGCGGAACGTCACCAGCGCCGCCTCGCGGCCATCGGGGAGCAAGCCATCCTGCGCGCACTTGGTGCAAGCGCCGAACAGCGTGCGGCGGTCGGCGTTGAGCAGATCCGGCGTAAGGCTCACGGCCGTCTGCACGACGCGGACGAATTTCTCCGGCGCGATGTGGGCGGGGAGTGCCGCTTTGAATTGCGGCTGCATCTTGCCGAGGTCGGATTGGAAAGTGGCGATTGCGGTTGAGTTCATGGTCTTGCCTCGTGGATGGTTCTTGCAAGGATTTGTTTGATGCGATCGATGTCGGCATTGAATACCTCCGACTTCGTTTCGTTGCGCAGCAGGCGCAATGCGTCGATGACGATTAGCCAGTCGCGGCGTTGCAGAAGGATCGAGACGTCCAAGTCTGGCTGTGGTGCAGGCTGACGCCGCGAGGGCGGTAGATCGAATGAGAGCGCCATCTAAGCTACTCCAATGGCAGGTTCGGTTGGTTGGCAGGGGGGGGGCATGGGTTCACCGATGATCGGTTTCTCGGCACGCACGTGATCGGCGATTTGCAGGCCAGTGGCGAGCCGCGACGTGATGAACAAGTCGTGAAACTTCGACTCAGCTTGCGTCTTGCTCGTCGCATACACCATAGCCTCGTTTGGGCCGGTGAAGCGGACTAAGTACATGTTTATACCTTTCATTGTGTATTCCTTCGCCGTGGATCAATGTAGCCGCACACTTTGCAACGCTGCGCGGGCAATAGAATTGTCGGGTCTCGCTTCGGTTGTACTTTGCGGCAACCAGGACACGGCATTCCCAACCGCTTGCGACGCTCGCGTATGAACTCGCCGTATTCCTGTCCCGTGCCGCTCACCTCACTTCCCCTTCTTCGGATAAACCCGCACATTGCGATACGAGCACGCCTTGACGACGTGCTCGGCGCGCTCGACGATGCCGGCGCTGATGCTGTAGCCGTCTGCAACGCACTTCTCCGCGTCGCCCAAGTGGGTCAACAACTCGGCGCGCTTCGCATCCTTGACCACTTCGGCTTCCTTGGCCTGCTTACTGGCGGCAAGGTAGTCGATGACGAGCTTGTCGATGTCGGCGTTGCCGCCGATCACCTTGCCGGTGGAGACGTCGGAGTACAGGCGTGCGATGAGCGCCGAATCTTTCTCGAAGTCAAGTGGCGGCGGCTCGTTCGCAGCGACGGTTTCCCAAAACGTGGCGACCTGCTGATGAATGGCTTCGGCGACATCGGCATCGAAGGCACGCTGGATCAAGATCAGCTTGTTGCCGCCGACCAGCGCGCCAACCATTGAGTTATGAATGCCACTCACCAGCATTTGGTGCTGGACTTGCAACTCGATGTGGGTGGGCGCTTCCAGTCCGAATTCGGTTTCGACCCAGCCGTCACGGAAGGCGAGCCCATCGACGTTCTTGATTTCGAGGATGAACTTGCCGCCGTCATGCTCGCCGCGCCAGTCGAACGACGACCCGATTCGCTCAGCCGGACGGCGCAGGTATTCATTGAACGGCACAATTTCCCAGCCATTATCCTCGGCGATGCCTTTTGCAATGGCGTCTTGCAATCTGGTCCCCCAGCGCATGCGCTCGTTGTCTTCAATTTCGCGAGACTCTTTGTCACGCTTCGCATACCAAAGCTCGGCCTTGGTGAGATAGGGAGACGCGCCGAACAGCGCAGGCACCTCAGTGCTCGTGATGTCCTGCGCGCGGAGCTTGAGCCAGTGGTCGCGGTCGCTGGGCAGGATGGATTCGACGGTTACGGCATTCATTGCGGCACCTCGATATTCTGCGCTACTTTCGAGATCAGCTGCGCCACGTCCTCGATTGCGGCTTTCGACTTGCCGGCATCAGGATACAGATTCTCGCCATGCTTGGGCTGAGTGTACTTTTTCAGAGAGTCGATCAGTGTGGCGTGGATCGACGCAAGACGGTCAAGAGTGTCGATATTCATTTGCGGCCTCGTGTGTGATTGTCCCAGAGCAATTATTCGTGATTGTCCCCGAGCAATTATTCTGCGCTCATCAACCGCCGTTGTCAACAGGGTTGCAACCGACGGGGAAAACGGTTACGATGTTTTGCATGGCCACAAAAAAGCACAGCACATCGCGCGGCAACCGCCGCAATACTGACGTCCGTCACGCCGTAGGCACCAACGGCCGCAACCACGCCGAGTTCGTCGTCGCCAAGTTCTTCGGCATCCGACCAATGGCGCGCATGCTCAGTCAGCACGGCTATCCGCTCAACCACTCGACGATTGCCTGCTGGATGCGCCGCAAGCGCACTTGGCGTGGCGAGACCTACGCAGGTCTGATCCCGCATCGCTGGCATGATGCCATCCTCGATGTTGCCGGCAAGGAGATGATCACGCTCGACCGCGAAGACCTGGGGCCGCGGCTGTTCGGGTTGAGAGGGTGAGAGGTCATGGCGTCAGAGGATCGCACGCCACGGTATCGCCCGCTGAGACGCTACTGCAGGGCCTGCGGTTGCCGCGCCCATAAAGAGGATACCATCTGTCGTGAATGCCGAACACCACTACAGCCCGTCACGCAAGTATTCTGGCACCCCTGCGAAGTCTGTGGAGCGATAGATGCGCCATTCGGATTCGATCGCGTCAACGGCAAGCCGGGACGCTGGTTCTGCGGGTCTTGCATCCCTGCCGAGTTCGGCGGCCCCGATGTCTATTCTCACCACACTAGCAAGGAGCGTAAAAGTGAACCATCTGCAAGTTCTCAAGTCCTGCCTCGAAGCGGCAAGTGAAATCGTCAACGAACTGATCCGCCAGAGCGACCTGAAAGACAAGATTGCCGAGCACGCACCTCGTCGCCGCGCTGCACGCAAGCCGCGCAGCGACAAGGGCAAGAAGCGCGGGCCGCGGAAGTGAGCGATCCAATCCCCATGCTGCTGTTCTGCCCACGCTGCGATCTACAGCATGTGGACTTGTGCGATGAGCCGGAGCACCGAACACACGAGTGCGGGTTCTGTGGCTGGCGCTGGCGCGTTTGCGATGTGCCGACCATCGGCGTGCGCGCCATTCAGACATACGACGAGCACGCATTGTCGCCCCGGCCATTCGAGGCGAAGACGACGGGGTGGAAGGCATGAGCGAAAGTGACCTCTACGCCGCAATCATCCTCGAAGCGACCCGCTTGGGGCACCGTCTCTTTCGTAACAATCGGGGCCGCGCCAGATACCGCGCCAAAAGTGGAGAAGTATACACTGTGCCATATGGAATGGCGGAAGGCGCGAGCGATTTGATTGGGTGGACGAACCAATACATTTTCACCGGGACTGATACGTCAACGATCCCGCCGACTTCGGGTTATCGCGTTTTGCCAGTGTTTACGGCAATCGAAGTCAAGCGCCCCGGCGGCCGCACCGACAAACGCAGGCTTGAGCAACAGACGCGCTTCATCGAAGCTGTGAAGGCGGTGGGCGGGATTGCGGGGTTTGTGACGAGCGTCGAAGACTATCGCAAGCTGGTGGGTGCCGAATGAAAAAACTATCCAAACTTGAGAAAGACCAGATCAAGGCGTTCAAAAAGAAGGATCTTGTCGATAGACTGCTAGAGGTCCAAGCCATCTACAACAACGTGGGCGGCGACGTCCATGACCAGATTCTTGTGCAGTGCGTTGGCGTGCTGGAGCCGATGGAGAAGGAACTGGTAGCCGCCGCGAAGAAGGCGCGCGGTAAGACAAAGGCATTGCTCCAGAGGAACCTAAGCGTAACCCGTCTCGCAATCGAGTACATGGGCTCGAAGGTGGTGAATCCCAACAACTTGCTTGATCCGTTCATGCGCGCCCAGCTTGGATTCAGCCCAATTGAAAAGCTGGTGGCGCTTGGGCACGATGAGTGGCGCTCGCCGACACTTGGATTGCCGAAGCCGGATAGGGCCAGGGTGGATGCAATGCTTACGGATGCGAATAGACTTCTCGCTATTGCGCATGACAAAGAGCTAGCGACGAAGAAATGACACACAAGGACGCACCGCCACTGATCGAAGAACAAGGCGCGATGGAAGCGTTCTACACCATGCGCTTAGGTCTGCGCGGCGTTACCGTTGCGTGGGGCAGAGACAAACGCGGAGCGTATCTCGCTGAATATGCGCGCGACGCATGGGCGGCATGGCAAGCGGCGCAATTAAGGACCGAAATTAGAACGCCCCGGAAGTGACGGTCACAACCGGGGCGCGGGGGGAATGCAGCAAGTAGGCCGCTGCTGCACGACAACCATAACACGAGCACGGCCTCAGCGCAATTCGCATGTCACGCAGTTGCAATCCATCCGGCGAGGCGTATGCTGGTTGCAAGGGAAAACAATTAGGCCATGCTCACACTCCGTCCCTATCAGGACGCCCTCAGGGCTTCAATTTCTCAAGCGATGCGCACTTACAAGCGCATCCTCGTCGTGTCGAGCACCGGATCCGGCAAGACGGCGCTTGCTGCCTACATGACGGCAAAGTCGATCGAGCGCAAATTCGCGCCGGTCTGGTTCATCGTCCACCGCCGCGAGCTGATGCGGCAGACGGCGCTTGCCTTCGCCAAAGCGGACATCAACGTCGGCCAGATGGCGGCGAGTTGCGACATGGAACCACACCGGCCTGCGCAGGTGTGTTTGCTGCAAAGTATAAAAAGGCGCATGGCGCACTATGCGCGGCCGAAAGTCATCATCACCGACGAAGCGCACCATACGTGCAGTGCGACGTATACGGAAATCATCGAGGCCAACCCTGATGCGTGGGTCATCGGCCTTACCGCTACGCCAGAAAGACTCGACGGCAGGGGGCTCGGCCGGCACTTCGACATCATCGTCGAAGGCCCGCCCATGCGCTGGCTCATCGACAACGGCTATCTCGCCGACTACAAGATTTACTGCCCGCCGAGTGTGGACACCGAAGGCGTGCATACGGTGGCCGGCGACTTCAACAAGGCAGAGCTTGAAGTCGTATTGGAGAAATCCACCATTTACGGCGACGCGGTTCACGAGTATACAAAACTTGCCGCAGGCAAGCGTGCCATCGTCCGCGCGCTGTCACGCAAGGATTCCGCCAAAGTGGCCGAGCAGTTCCGCGCTGCCGGATACAGCGCCGCTCATGTCGACGGCACCACGCCTGGCCCGATCCGCGACCAGGCATTCCAAGCATTCCAAGCCGGGCTCATTCAAGTATTGTGCAACGTCGAGCTATTCGCCGAGGGCGTGGACATCCCCGGCGTCGAGGTCGTCATTGATCTGCGGCCCACGCAATCGCTGACCTACTACCTGCAA